TAAAGATGTTTAAAAGGACTAAACCAACAATACTATTTGTAGAATTTGCAGAACCGCCCATAGTCAGATAACTACCAGAACCAAAACTTGTTTGACATTGCACGAAAGTATCTTCTGTAGTTGAATCAAAGGACATATTATTAAAAACAACAGATATAGCAGGACTTGATGCTAATTCTGTAGCAAGTCTGCCCTCAATAGTAGATCGAACTGTATTTAAATCTATTGCAGCCATTACTTACTCCTAATAATTCTTCGTAATTCATTTGGTATATATTGAGTGGTAAGTTGTTTTGCTTGTAGTTCTGGAAAACCTTTTATGGTTTGTTGTCTGGTTCTATATTTACCTTGCCAACTTGGTGGTAAGGAAGATGGTGTTCCATAAATAACTGGTTCAGCATATTCAACATTGTTTATAATTGTCCCTTTAAATTTTTGTATATTAGTTTTCCAGCCATTTCTTAAATTACCAGTATCAACAGGTGTTGCATTTTTTGAAAGCTCTGTCCAACGTAATGTTGTTTTTTGTATTAACTCTTGTACTGCTTCTGCCATAAGATCATCTATTTGGTCTAATCTAATTTGTCTAACCATAATTACCTCAAAACAAGTTCAAAACTTATTGGTGTATTATTTTGTTCATTTGTTATTACTTGGACTATCTTAAATTCAACACTGCTTATAACAACTCTGTCTTTTGTTGTAGGTACAAATGTAAGATCACCTGCAGATATAGTAAGCAACTTATCCTGTGACTCAATCAAATCATTGACTTGATTTCTTGAAACATTACTCAAAGCACCTTTAATAGTCGTATCGCTTGTAGATTCTGTAATAGCGCCAGTAGTGGTATTGTAAGACCCTGCTGTAACTTGCCTAATAGTAATATCACCGCCAAGTTTTTTTAGTGAGGCGCTGGCAGCTTTTTTTAGTGCTTTAGCAAGACTCATAAGAAATAAGCAATGACCTGACCACTTGCAAGAGTAATACTTGTAATAACACCACAGACTTCAGAGGAAGCTTTCATTGTGATGCCATTAATAGTAGCTGATCCGTTTTCTGTGATATTCTCTGCAACAAAGGTTGCTTCTGCATCTGTTAAGCAATGAACTTTACCGAATCTACCTGTATGGGCGTTTGTATCAGTAATAATAATTGCTGCTGGATATTCGTAGCCGTAACCCATTTTCATGACCTCTTAATTGATAAGTTTGCTCTTCCACCTATTCTAATACCCATTAGATAGTGGTCAACGATTGGTGGAATACGATCAATGCCCACTGCTCCGTAAAATCTAGGAGTTACATTTATATTACCAATATTAAC